ATGATTGATATTGTATTATACAATTATAAAGTTGGTTCAACTGAATTTAAGTTATCATCAACTACGTTAAATAAAAGACATAAATTAACTATAACACCAATTAAGCTAAATGGTAATTTACAATTAAAACTGGATGTTAAAAAGAGAATATTAAGGATATCCAATTGTATTAAAATAAAATCAATAGAAACAACGAATACTGAAGTTATTGGTATCGATAAGAATTATATTAATGCTATCGATACTAGTAATAAAACAAGTTATGGTTGTGATTTAAATGAAATTCTTAATGAATTTACTGATGTATTTTCAGCAAAACATAAGAAAAGAAATTACTATTATGATTTAATTAAAAAATACAAAGAGATTGGTGATAAGAAATCATTAAAGAAAATTGAGAATATTCGTAAATTTAATTTAGGTAAGGTAAAACATAATAAATTAAAGAATAAATATGATTCTGAGGTTGATAAATTAATTAATAGAGGTATAAAAGATTTTATTATTAATGATAAACCAAAAGTAATTGTTGTTGAGGACTTATCCTTTGTTGTTAAAAATAAGGGTAAGAGAAATAAAAAGACAAATAACAAATTAAGTGGGTTTGTTAAAGGTAAGATACAAGAAAGAATTGAATATATTAGTGATTTAAATGGAATCACAACAGAAAAGGTAAACGCAGCATATACATCACAAATATGTTCTTGTGGACACTTCGGTGTTCGCAAAGATAACATATTTTATTGCCAATGTGGTAAGGTTGAATATTCTGGATATGTTGCCGCTGAGGAGATTTTAAGAAGACGTAACGATAAGGAAATAACCCTATCTTCAAGTCCAAAAAAAGTCAAATCTATTCTGGAAAAACGGTTGTTAGATAAAGCATTGGAAATAACCCTCAATGTTTAACCGAACCAACCAAGACCTACACAAGTAATATTGTTAGGAGCGAATTATCATTAATTTAATTAAATGAATAAGTTTAATTAAGTTTTTTGAATCGGTAAAGAACTGTTAATAAAATTTTAGACAAAATTATACATTTTTAGAAATTAATATAATTTTTATTTTTTTTTTAACAAAACAATTAACTTTTTAAATTTTCAGTATATTTATTAATAAGGGTATAAAATATACCCAAAAATATTTTTATGTTAAAAGCGATTAAAATAAGATTATATCCGAATGAAACTCAAAAAGTTTATATTAACAAACTTCTTGGTAGTTATCGTTTTGTATATAATAATTGCTTGGCTTTGAAGAAAGATAAATACATTGAAGATAAATCTAATTTAGGACTTAAAGAATTGGGTAATTATTTCCATCAAGAATTAACTAAAAATCCTGATTATATTTGGTTACAAGAACATAATACAAAAGTTCTTAAACAATCCGTTATTAATCTACTTGATTCGTATAAACGTTTTTTCGTTAATGGAAATGGTTTTCCTATGTTTAAATCAAAACACGATAATCAACATAGTTGTAGATTCCCATTAGAAGCTATTTCTAAAAGAAATGATTATTCTAAATATAAATTGACATTAACATCTGATTTAAAAAATATTAAATTCAGTTGTTCGGATAAATATGTTAATTATTTAACTAAACATAAAGAAGGAATTAAATCCGCAACACTAATTAAAACAAAAACTGGTAAATATTTTTTATCAATATTGGTTGATGGTGATTTAGAAAAGATATTAAATAAACCAATTAACGATATTATCGGAATTGATTTAGGTATTAAAACATTCATTGTTGATTCTAAAGGTAATGAATATGAAAATATTAAAATAAAGAGAAATAATGAAAAGAAATTGGCTAAATTACATAATGAGTTATCTCGTAAAGAAAAAGGAGGTAAGAACAGAGATAAATCTAGAATTAAATTAGCAAAATTATATGAGAAATTAAATAATAAAAAACAAGAATACCTTCATAAAATAAGTAATCAATTACTTAACGAAAACCAAGTTATTGTGATGGAAGACCTTAATATTAAAGGAATGATGAAAAATCATAATTTATCTAAATCAATACAAGAATTAAGTCTATATGACTTTAAATCAAAGTTAATCTACAAGGCTGATTGGTATGGTAGAGATATTGTTGAAGTAGATAGATACTTTGCATCATCTAAACTATGTAATTGTTGTGGTTATAAGAACACAGAATTGAATCTAAATGATAGAGAATGGGTATGTAATAGTTGTTCCTCAACTCACAATAGAGATTTAAATGCGGCGATTAATATTGAGAAAGAAGGTAGAAGAATATTAAATGATAAAATACCCATCCGTTGTGGGAAATTAACTCCTTTGGAGACTAGTGATTACACGGTCGGTGAATTAGGAAATCGGAACTTAGGTAATATTGTCTAAGTTTCTTTGAACGGTTTTTTTATTTTAATATTTACAATAATTTTTGGTTTATTATATTTATTATAAAACGTTATTATGCCAAAATACATTAATATATCTTTCCCTTTTAAGAATAATGATTTAGGTTATTATTTGGGTATGAATCAAACCAATTCTGAAGCTATTAAATCTGATTTAATGCATCTATTATTAACAAGAAAGGGTGAGAGATTATATATGCCAGATTTTGGTACTGATTTACTTAAATTTATATTTAGTGATTTTAATCAAAAAACTGTTACTGATTTAAAAACTGAAATAAAAGAAACTGTTAGGAAATTTATACCAAATTTAACAATTAATGATGTTATAATTGAAACTTCCGAATTAAGTGAATTTGCGGCAACAGTTAAAATTGATTATACAATAACAGACGGTGTTTTTTCTGAAAATGAAATTATCACAATAAATTTATAATAAAAATATGCCATCAATAAATTATAATACTAGAGATTTTAATTCAGTAAGAACTGAATTAATTAATTATATAAAACAATATTATCCTGAAACATTATCAGCGTTTAATGATGCTGGTGTTGGTGCTATGTTAATTGATTTAAATGCTGCTGTTGCGGATATGTTATCATATCATACTGATAGAGCTTTTAATGAGACAAAATTAATATATGCTCAAGAGAAAAGTTCATTAATGGATATTGCTAGGAATTATGGATTAAAAATACCATTTTATAGACCTTCAGCGACCATATTGGATATATCTATTACATTACCAGTTAATGGTGATTCACCTGATTATAGTTATGCACCAATATTATTGGCTGGTTCAAAATTTAATGGTGGTGGTCAAATATTTGAAACAAAATTTGATTGTGATTTTGCAAATCCGTTTAATGGTAGTGGAATACCAAATAGAACCGTAATACCAAATGTGGATGCTAATAATAATATTGTTAATTATACAATAACAAAAAGAGAATTAATAATAAATGGTAGCACGGTTTATTTTAAAACTGTAATAAATACAAATAATTTCAAACCATTTCCTGAATTTTTATTACCAGAGACAAATGTATTATCAGTAGAATCTGTAATTATTAAATTGGGAACAAATTTTCAAAATATACCAGAGTATAGTGAATTTTTTAATGATTCAATTCGATGGTATGAGGTTGATAGTTTGGCTGATGATATTATATTTGTTGAGGATAAATCTGGATTAAATAATAATTTTAATGTTAAGAAAGGCAAATACATTAGAACAAACAATAGATTTATTACAGAATACACTGATAATGGATTTATTAAGTTAATATTTGGTGGTGGTACACAAGATATAACATCATTATGTGATTTTAATGTTGATAAATCATTGGTTAATATGGTTGGTGATTTTATTAATAATAGTTCATTTGGTGTAATACCACCTACAAATTCAACAATGTTTGTTAAATATAGAATAGGTGGTGGTTCGAATACAAATGTCGGCCCAAATGTTATAAATGGGATAACGAATATTAATACAATTATAAATGGTGTTAATACGGATATAAACAATGCTGTTATAGGTTCCATGAGAGTTAATAATCCATTACCAGCTCTGGGTGGTAAGGACCCTATTACAGTTGAAGAACTTAGAAATTTAATTAGATATAATTTTGCTTCACAAAATAGAGCTGTAACGTTGAATGATTACAGAGCGATTATTGGTAAAATGCCTGGTCAATATGGTATTCCATTTAGATACAACATAATGGAAGAACAAAATAAAATTAAAATTTATATTTTATCTTTAAACCAAGATGGTACAATATCTGAAGTAAGTGATTCCACATTAAGAGAAAACATTGCGACATATCTATCTGATTACAGAATGATAAATGATTATGTTGAGGTAACAACTGGTAAAGTTTATAATTTAGGGTTTGAGGTTGATTTATTTATCGATAAGAAATTTTCACAATCTCAAATTATGACGCAAGCCATTACAGCAATTAAAGATTATTTTAATATAAATAATTGGGAGATGGGTGATAACATTTATTTATCTCAATTAATGGAGAAATTAAATAATATAAATGGTGTATTAAATGTTATTGAGTTAAGAGTATTTAACAATGTTGGTAAAGGTATTTATTCTTCTTTTCCAGTATCACAACCTTATTTAAATGAAGATACAAGACAAATAGACTTATTAAACGATAATATATTATATGGTGACCCTTATGGTATTTTTGAAATAAAATATCCAGATACTGATATACGTATTAGAGTTAAAAACCTTTAATTTTTAATATATATTAATTATATTAATTAAAAAATGTTATTATGAGTTGTAATTGTAAGAATAAAAACACATCTAGTATTTTAGGTGGTTCAAAAGAAAGTAGCCCAATTTGGGTATCAAGCATAAGCTATTCGGTTAAATTTATTTTTTATATATTAGGTTTGGGTTTAATTATACCAACAATTAGTGTATATCTAATTTATTTCTTATTCAAATTAATAGTTTTAAATAAGAATATTGATACGTTAGGAACTATTGGTTCATTAACTAATTTAGGTAAAAAATTAACAGCAGATAAAGATGAAGAAGAGGATGATGAAGATGAGGAAGAAGAATATGAGGAAGATGATTTAATTTTAACCGATTACGAAGATATAACTGTATACGATAAAAATCTAGTCGATGTCAGATGAAACCATAAGAATAAGGACAACACCCAATGGTGATGACAAAACAGTTTCAATGCAAATCGACCAAAAGTTTGATTACATTGAAATTTTGTCTTTAAGTATATCTCAAGAAGATGTATATAGAAGATATTGTTCAGATTATGGTGTTGTAGTAGGGAGAGTAACAGTGAATAATGGTTTTGGGGTGCCTAATGTAAAGGTATCTATTTTCATACCCATAAGTGATGAAGATGCGGATAATCCAGTATTATATGGTTTGTATCCTTATAGGTCTACATTGGATAAAAATAGTCAAGGATTTAAATATAATTTATTACCTAGAGGTAATGATAGTGGTGATTCATGTTATACACCAACAGGTTCTTTTTTAAATAAAAGAGAAATACAAGATAATGACGCTGTTTTAGAAGTATATGATAAGTATTATAAATATACTACAGTAACAAATGGTTCTGGTGATTATATGTTTTTTGGTGTTCCGCTAGGTAGTTATGAAATACATGTGGATGCTGATTTATCTGATTTAGGTGTTGTATCATTAAAACCTTTTGATTTAGTAAGACAAGGTTCAAACAGTGGTTTATTTTATAGTAGTACTAAATTTAAAGAATCTACTAATTTAGAAACATTAGCACAAATAAAATCAAAGAGTGGTAATGTGAATGTCATACCTTTTTGGGGTGATTTGGAGCAATGTGTAATTGGTATTACTAGAAATGATGTTGATTTAGGGGTTAAAGTAGAACCTCAAGCAATCTTCATTGGTAGTATTTTTGGTGATAATCAAAAGAATAGTGTAAATAAAAGATGTAGACCTAGAAAGAAGATGGGTACTATGGAAAATATGACCACTGGTGCTGGTACAATTGAAATGATTAGAAAAACGGATTTAGGTTTAACTGAATATTTTGATATTGATGGGGGTGAGTTAATTGATGAAAATGGTGTATGGAGCTATCAAGTACCTATGAATTTAGATTATGTGTTTACTGATGAGTTTGGTAATTTAATACCTACAGATGACCCTAATAAAGGTATTCCAACTAGAGCTAGAGTTAGGTTTAAAATAACCATGAATGATACTGGTGGTGAAGGTAGGTTAAGAACTAGAGCAAAATATTTGGTACCACATTCACCTGATAATTATTTAGATTCTGATTATAGTTTTGATGAAAATACAAAGGATAAACATTTCCAAGACATGTATTGGAATAAAATATATACAGTATCAAATCATATAACTAGAGTACAAAATAAAGTTACTGGTAATGCTGGAAGTCATAGAACATTTATTGGTGTTAAAGAAGTTGACGAAGGCAACAACACACCTTTTCCATTTAATAAATTGGATATTAATTTAAGTCCTTTGTTTGTGGTTATATGTTTATTGGTTAAACTTTTAGCTATAATAATAAAACTAATAAATTTAATTATCATACCATCAATAAATGGTGTGTTTGGTATATTAAATAGGTTTATAATGTTAACAATTTGTAGTTTATTAAATTGGATAGTAGGTGCTGTTTGTGGTTTATTAAACATAGGTGATGCTCCTGGTAAAATAAAATGTAAAGCAAAAAGAAGCATTAAAAATTGTGAAATACCTTATATACCTTATATATTGAATAGTTGTTCAGGAGATGAAAGTGGTAAACCATATTGCATTGGTTGTGATAAGACTAAAACAGAAGATAGATATAGAGATACATTTAAAGCCACTCAAAATAGTAAAGAAGGTAAAGGTGGTTTTTATTACCCTAATTCGAATAAATATAATGCTTGGGATGCAACAAGTCCATCAGGTGATGCTGGTTGGTCAAATTGCGTTGCATTAGCAATTGCGGAGTCTTTAGATATATTTAAATTTGATTTCTTTAATGATTGGGTTAATGGTACATTATATTCTTTCTTATTAAAGTATAAAGTAAGAAGAAAAGGTAAAGGTAGAGAAAAGTTTTGTGAAATAGATTGTGATTCATCATCAGGTGCTGATAATAATGAAGATGGTAAACCAGATAATAAATGTTTTACAAATTATATTGTTGACACATGTGTTAGTGCGTCACCACAAAATAAACCTAATGATTCTATTTCCCCATTAAATTCTAAAAAGATTGGTGATACTTCTAGTTTTATTCAAATCAATGAAGGTGTTATTAAAAAATATAAAGGTGAGTTATTTTATGCTGCTTATTCTAGAAAAAGTAATAATCCATTATATGCAACTAAAATAATATCTTTAGGTTCAGTATTTAGTTGTGATTGGCAAGGTATCCCTAAATTTCATAATTTACTGGTTGATACAACTTATAATAGACCTAATTTAGCTAATATATACCATGATGAAGGTGATTATATTGGAGATGTAATGGAAAGTGGTTTTGATTCACCAGATGATAAATTAAGTAATTCGCAAATATGTAATATAAATTGTACTTCATTCGATGTTGGTTCACAACAATGTAATAACATTAAAAGACTTTCTGAATTTGGTATAGAAAGCGATGAAGATAATAGAGAAGATGGTGGTTTAAAAGCTGACTTTATCATAAATAATGGTGATGTTGGTAATGCATTTGTTAGAGGTTGTATATTATATTCTAACGGTGTTTTTAGTCAATCTTTACCTGATAAAATACAATTAGGGTTTTTAGACAAAGACACATCACCAGCTAATACATATCAATATAATCATGATATGTACAGTAAATTTAGAGGATTAAAAAACAATAAAAGTAGTGTTTCGTTTTATGAAAATTCTTTATATTTTAGAGGATTAAAAAACAATAAAAGTAGTGTTTGGTTTTATGAAAATTCTTTATATTTTTATTTTGGTCTAGTACAAGGTAATTCCGCTTTAAATAAATTTAATAAAAAATACTTTTCACCTTGTCCTGAAAATAATAAGATAGATATTGCAGTTTCTATAAGTGAAGTAATCGATGATTCTATAACTGGTGATGGTGTTGGTTCTATTGAATATAAAATCTTAGGTGGTACTGCACCATATAGATATGAAGTTGAAGGACCACTAATTAATGGTAAAAAATATTATTGTTGTTATAATGAAGCCACTCAAAAACCATGTAATAATAGTAAAAATAATTGTTCTATTAGAGGTTCATTAAAAGATTTATTTGGTGGTACTTATATTATTAAAGTATCTGATTCTATAGGTAATACTACTTCAAATACAGCGGTAGTTGGTGGGTTTATTGGTGTTGAATGTGAAGCTCAACCAAAACCAATTAATTCAACTGGTAATGGTAAGGTTAACATATTTATTAGTCATGGTACAGCACCATATAATGTAGAAATATATAAATTAGATGCTAATGGTGAGATAATATTAAGTAGTAAGAAAACATTACCACCATTATATAATAGCAATATACCAGCTGGTGGTTATTGTTATGGTAGTTGTAAATTACCTGAAGATAGTAAAAATTCATCTGATGAATTGTTAGAAGGTGATTATTTAATTAAAATAACAGATAGTGGTATTAAAGTTAAAACCGAAGCAACAACAATGTTTACAATTATTAAACCAGAAAATTTAATAATTGATGTTGTTCATAGTAGTACACCAGATTCAACCACACCTAATATAATACCAAGATTATCTTGTTTTGGTAATAATGATGGTATTGCAACAGTAACTGTTGAAGGTGGTATTAAACCATACTCATATGAATTTAATTTATTATATACTACTAATTTAGGTTATAAAAATTTAGAAAATACAGTAATAAGTACATCTAGTTCACCACAAAACTTGGTAGCTGGAACATATAAATTAAAAGTTACAGACTTAGGTGGTAATGAAGCAACAACACAATTTACAATACTAGAACCTAAAGAAGTTAAAGTTAGAGTTACAAAAATGTTACCATCAACTTTCCCACAAATAGATAATGGGTTCTTAAGGATTAAAGTTGAAGGTGATTATCCACCATTTATATGTGATATTGATGGTGAATCTAGCTTAACAGTTAATGTAAACAATAGTGGTGATGAAATTGATGTACCATTCTTATATAGTGGTTGTAAATCAGTAAATAATCAATGGGTTTGTAATCCTTATAAAATAAATGTTACAGATTCAAGTGGATGTACAAGCACATATATTTACGATATCAACAATAATAAATTATATAATAATGAATTTTATGTTAGTCAATATACAGATGCTGATGCTAAAGTACCATTGATAGTTATTAACGACTCACCATATGATGGTGAAATATCTAGATGTGAAGGATATATAAAATATACTGATAATATCACAGGTCAACCATCTAGATTTTGTTTAGTAAATAACATAGTAAACAAAGATATTGCGGTATATAGACATGTTATTAAATTATCAGGTTCTGGTTGGAATAGTTCTAATGGGTTTTACAAAATAAGACTTAATGGTTATAAATCTGGGGAAGCTAATTCAAATTCAAATGAATTATTTTTTATTCTTCATCCAAACAACAAATTAACAATATCAACAGATTATTATAAAGGTGGTTGGATAGATATAAATGATTCGAATAGTAAAGATGAGGGTTTGGGTAGAACTTTAGTAATATTTACAACACAAAAAAACACTACCGATAATATTTATTATGCTAATTTTAGTTTCACACTTGAAGTATCCGATAGACACCAAAAAGGTAGTTTTAATGTAATTAATACTTATAAGACTATAAAACCTAATGAAAGTTGGGCAGCATTGGGTGATGATTCTAAAAAAGGTTTTGGTAACTATAGTAATAAGAGTGGTTATTATCATTATATCAATGTAAATGATTCTAATATTTTAGTTGATGAACCTAATTCACCAATATTAAGATTAAGTACATCACCAAATACTGAACAACAATAATAAATTAATATTATGGAAAGAATAAAAAATAGATTAAAAAAAACTAATTCTAAATTATCATTAAATTTAGATACTAAAATTCCTATCTATTTAAATAGTGATAATAAACAATTTCCAGTTGGTGAGGTGAATTATGTTGTTAATGAAAATGAGCAATTTAATAAAGAAAGGAATGAAGGTAAAAGATATAGAATAATAGCTACAATAAATCCTTTAATAAGTAATGTTTTATTTAACATAAGTACTGATAATATTAAAAACAACTTTGGGTTATCAACAAACAATAATGATGATTTGGATGTAAATAAAAGTTATGGATGGGAAACATTCACAAAAGACTTATTTAAACAAGATATATATAAAACAAATGCTGCTGATGGTAATACCGCATTGAAAACAAATCCATATTTAGGTAGTGAAGATTTTACATTTGAACAATCTATTAAAAAACATTTAAAAGAAGTAGATGGGTGGTTTGGATTTTATGACCCAGATGAAACAAAAGCTGGTGATTGTAGTTTTTTTGATTTAGAACCTAGCAGATATAGGTTTGAGTTTAACAATAATATAAATAAAAATTGGGACATAACTGTTACATACCCATACAAAAGTGATGATGAACATTTTTTGGTTAAAAACGGATTATTAATAACAACATTAACAGATAGATTACTTTCAGGTAGAAAATTAGTTGCTTTTGGTACGTGTGTTAAACATAATCTAACAATAGGCGATAAGGTAAGAATAACCAATATGTCAAACTCATTATTAAATAATGATTATGAGGTAATAGGGTTAGGATTGGAAGATGGTTCCATGCAAGATAATTTTTTTGTTGTTGCATTATATTCAACAGACCCATTAGTATCACCTTATATTGGCATAGGATTTAGAGGTGCTAGAATGAAAAGATTATATTTTAATACTGAAGTTAAATATTATTTAAGAATATTCAAAAAAGTTAATGGTTATTTAACAAATAAACAAATAGAGAATGATGATTACGAATTATTTCCTGTTGGATTCTCAAAAACCATTTTTAATGATACCATATTTCAAGTTATGTTCAATGAAGATGTTTATATTGAAGGACTTAAAGATAACTTAGGTAGACCCTTAAGTGAATTATATTTAACCATATTAAAAACAAGTAGTAATGGTATATTCACAAATGTGATTGATGGTTTTGACATGGTTAATATAGAAGGTAATGTTAAAACAAATTCAGATACGTTTTTAAAGATGTCTAACATCAGAAAAATGCATACACTAGGTAATGACACTAGAGCACCATTTAAAAGCCATATACCGTTAGATAATGGCTTAAAAGTGGATATTAATGATTCAACCTTTTACGGTGATTTAGTTGAGTTTTCACCATATGAATTTAATGAAACAGTTTTATCTGAAGTAACACATAGATTTAATACAATAGATAGAGAATTAACGGAAAAAATAGAATTTACTGACAGTGCTGAAACTAATACTAATAAATCTAAAAAAACAATAGAAGGTATTAGGTGTGAAGGTTATTTATATAAACCACATCATAAAATTAAAATAAGGTCTTTTTCTGACTATGTGGAAACTGGTGATGATATGACAGGTGGTATGCCTGATTATAAGTATGAATTATCTAAAAATAGTTATATATGGAGAGATTTATTTGATTTAGGTGTTGACAATATAAATTCAGATGGTGTTGATACGACTGTTGATTATCCGTTTGTGAATGGTTGTCATTATATTTATAAAAATATATTTTTTCCTGTTAAAAGACAAGACCCATTTGGTCAATTTGAATTATACTATGATGGGAATGATACTTTATTTTCACCAGCAGATATAGGTGGTGATAACTTTACCGATAAGTTTAATGTAAATAGTAGTAATGATGCATGTTAATAAATATAGAATAAAATTATCCAATTTAAATACTAGTGATGGTGTTAATTTTATGTTACCATTAAGTATGGATACACAGAATTATGGTCAACATGATTTGGTTGAGAAAAAGTTTGTTGAGGTAGAAGTAGAAAAATCTATAAATAGTATAACTGATTTTGACCAAGTTAGAATTAAACCAACAGATAATTTTAATTCACCATTGAATAATTTAATTAGAGTGGTAACATATAGTATTAACACTAGAAACTCTGAAAATAAAGTGATAAATACAACATATGGTGATGTTGGATTTACAGATACAGATATAAAGTTTAGAAAAAATGCATTTACACGTTCATTTTTAAGATTAAATTTTTATGATAGTGATAATGTTGCGACACAAAAATTGGTATCTTATATAATTATGTATCCAAAAGTGGATGGTAAGTTCTATTTAAACAGTAATAACCCTAGAAATAACTTTTT